CAATACAGTTGAAGTAGGTGGACAGACTATGTTTCCTAGATTAGGAGAATCTATTTCTCCTCAGACTGGTAGAGTCCTTATGTTTCCTGCCAACTGGCAATATCGACACGCAGGTTTACCACCTGAGTCTGATAACAAATACATTGTTGGAACTTACTTACATTACCTATGAATTTAGAAGTCACAATTCTAAGTAATCTTCTCTATAATGAGAAGTATACACGGAAGGTTCTTCCTTTCTTGAAAGCAGATTACTTTACTGATCGTTCTCATAAGATTGTCTTTCTTGAGATTCATGAGTATGTAAGTCAGTATGATGCACTACCATCTTTAAATGCACTTGGTATAGAATGTCAAGAAAGAAGTGATCTATCCGAAGATCAATTTAAAGAAACAGTTGAGGTTTTAAATGTCCTTTCCAATGATCCCTCGGAATACGATTGGCTCGTGGATACTACAGAAAAGTGGTGTCAAGAGCGTGCGATCTACCTATCGCTTATGGAATCTGTTAAGATTGCTGACGGACAGGATTCCAAGAAAGATAAAGGTGCTATTCCTTCGATTCTTTCGGAAGCGTTAGGAGTATCTTTCGATCAGTCTGTTGGTCATGATTACATGTCAGATGCAGAAGAAAGGTATGAGTTCTATCATCAAAAAGAAGAGAAGATTCCGTTCGATTTGGAATTCTTCAACAAGATCACAAAAGGCGGTCTTTGTAATAAGTCTCTCAACATTGCTCTTGCAGGTACTGGTGTGGGTAAGTCTCTCTTTATGTGTCATGTTGCTGCTTCTTGTTTACTCCAAGGTAAGAATGTTCTTTATATTACCCTTGAGATGGCTGAAGAAAAGATTGCCGAAAGAATAGATGCTAACCTTTTGAATATACCCATTCAAAAAATAGTTGATCTTCCTAAAGTAATGTTTGAGAAAAAGATATCATCATTAAGTAAGAAGACACAAGGCAAGTTAATCATTAAAGAATACCCTACTGCGTCTGCACATGTAGGACATTTTAAATCATTACTTAGTGACCTCGCTTTGAAAAGAAGTATAAAACCTGATATAATATTTGTAGATTATCTAAACATCTGTGCTTCACAGAGGTATAAAGGATCTATAGTAAACTCATATACCTATGTTAAAGCTATTGCTGAAGAACTCCGTGGTCTCGCAGTTGAGACTAAAGTACCAATCGTCTCTGCTACTCAGACTACTCGTGCGGGTTTTGGGAGTAGTGATGTTGATCTTACTGACACAAGTGAGTCTTTCGGTCTCCCTGCAACTGCTGACCTTATGTTTGCTCTTATTTCTACCGAAGAGTTAGAAGGGATGAATCAGATTATGGTCAAGCAACTGAAGAATAGATACAACGACCCTACAATGAATAAGAGATTTTGTATAGGTATTGACAGAGCGAAGATGAGATTGTATGATGTAGAGGAGTCTGCTCAAGACGACCTTGTTAACTCTGGACAAGAAGAAGAGAAGGTTGATCTTGTCAAACGTTTCAACGCTAAAAAATCATTTAAAGAACTAAAGTATGATTGATTTCAAAAAGTATACTGAATTTGTAGACGCTGTTACGTCTCAAGAGAGTAAATATGGTGGTCAATTTCAACTGCGATTAGTTGAACTATATTCTAAAGACTTTAATAGTCATCGAGCATTGACTGCTGCATTAGGATTATCTGCTGAGGCAGGTGAGTTTACTGAAGTTGTGAAGAAGATTATATTCCAAGGTAAACCAGTTACTAAAGAAAATCTATTTCATATGAAACGTGAACTAGGTGACATCATGTGGTATTTTATCCAAGCATGTATTCTCTTAGACACTACACCAGAAGAGATCATTGAAATGAATGTAGAGAAGTTGAAGAGCAGATATCCTGGTGGAGAATTTGATCCCCACTATTCTGAAAATCGTCAGGAAGGTGATGTATGAGCGAAAGAATTACAGTTAAAGATTTTATAGAAGTTGGTGAAGAGTTCTTTGACAAGTATTATTACGTTGCAAGAGAACTAGGTGAAGATCCTAAACCAGAAGAAATACTAAAAGTTATGGATGCCTTGACTGCTATTGTCAGATACAATAGATCTAATGAAACTAAATCTGTTGGATTTGCTACAGAAGAAAAACAAGTTACTAGACATTCTAACCTAGATGCGTTAGACTAAACGCATGAACATATTCGTTACTTCCCCAGATCCTGTTGCATCGGCACAGGTTCTTCCCGACAAGCACGTCGTAAAAATGCCCCTAGAAACTTGTCAGATGCTATCTATTGTTGCATCAGAAAAGTGGGGTCATGGTTTTGGTGTTCTACCTAAAGTAGATGGTTCACCATACAAAACAGACAAAGGTGCATTCCGTAATCATCCTTGTACTATCTGGGCACAGACAAATTTTCGTTGGTTGATTGACCACGGACTTGCTTTATGTGCTGAGTATACACATAGATATAATAAGACACACAGTTGTCAATATACTATTGAGTGTGCTGATATCATCTTTGATGATTGTCCTCCTCCTACAGACTTTGCTTTTGCAGGTCCTGATCAGTTTAAATACGATACAAGTATTGATATCTTTACTGCATATAAAAGATACATTGCATCTAAACCTTGGGTATCAACTAATTATCTTCGTGATCCAACACGCAAACCAGAATGGGTATGATAAAAATCTATGCTTCTATGATGATCGCTGCAGTAGCATGGTGTGCTGCAGCACAGGCAGAACAAGTGGAATTGCCTAAAGAAACATTACATGGAGAGATAGATATATGGAATGTAAATCATCTCATGGGTATAGAACATATGTTTATAAGAAATGCAAGAATAGAACAGATAGAAAAGAATATGACCCAACCAGTTGATGCTATAGATGCTGCACTAGAAAATTTTGAGAAGAACATAAATAATTAAGTGGAGACCTGCGTAACTAATGGCACGGAATACAGACCTAGCAGATGTCAATGAAATATATTGTGCTTTTGCATTAAACAAAAATAAATTTCCTGACTCTGCATCAGAATCACAATACAAGAAAAAGGTAGAACTTCTTACTGAGGAACAAATCATTCAGCAAGTTGGTCGTGCTACTGTTATGTCTAAAGACTTTCTAATGTGGGCAAAGAAGCATGGTTATGAAGGTGTTCAAAAAGTATATTGGACAGCAAGACCTGGCTTTTCTTTTAAAGCGGTAGTTGGTGTAGATGTTAATCAGAAAAAGAATCCTACTGACGTTTTGATCAAGTTCAAACGTGGTGGGTTTCTTGGTTTATCTGCCAAGTCAACATCTGGTAAAGGTGATATAGGATTTAAGAATCCTGGTGTAGGTACTGTAGAAAAGGATTTGGGAATAGACTTAAACGATATTAATAAGAGAGCAATAAAAGAAATAGTTAAAGACTTTGATCTACCTCAATCAGCAAGTAGTAGAAAGAGTGCGATCAGAAAAAATAAGGCAACCAAGATGGTTACTGAAAAGGTTGGTCAAGCAGTTCTAAATGAGATGAGAGAGTTTATGTTAAAAACAGTAAACAAACTTGACCAAGGAAAGAGAAGGACTTATATTATGAAGAGTTGGATTGATGCCAGTGCAGACTTGTATCCTCCATATGTAAAGGTCACAGGTAAAGGAACTAAGAATCCTTTTACTGCTGATATAGAAGATCCATTAAACAACCCTAAGTTAAAAGCACTTATGGAAAACAAAATTATGTTTGAAAAAGTTGGTAATGAATCTATTGGAGTTAAGGCAGGTAATAAAAAAATATTAAAGATGAGGTTTAAATATGAGTCTGAGAAATTAGCAAGTAGTATGAAAATGTCTGGAGATCCTTGGTAGACACTTTATAAACTGGCACACCTACACTATGGATTCTACTTTGGAGTGCTATACTAATGGTATAGACACAGACGACATGCCCAACAAACACCTTGACCACCTTGAAGACTTAGTTTTCTTTGGTCGTAGGGAAGTGACTAATGCTGTCAACGAAGTGATGAACAATCCCAAGTTGTCTGTCAAATGGGATGGTGCACCTGCTATAGTCTTTGGAACTGATCCTCGTAATGGTAAGTTCTTTGTTGGAACTAAGTCTGTATTCAATAAAATAAAAGTAAAAATTTGTTATGATCAGACCGACATTGACACGCATTACAAAGGATGTTTGGCGGACATTCTTCGTTTATGTTTGCATCATCTTCCTCGCATCGGTGGTATTGTCCAAGCTGACTTCATTGGGGTCTCTGGTGGTATGGTTTATCGCCCTAACATTTTGGAGTATCGTTTCGATCAAAAGACTTATGGTCGTATTGTCCTTGCTGCACATACTGCTTACACAGAAATATCTCCTGATGCTATCGGGTACGGTGGCATTAATATTTACGGTGAAGATTCTTGCCAGTTCTTAGGAAGTAATGAAGCGGATGCACATATCACTAAACTACCAGATTTTAATTGGATCAAACTGTTGCTTAGACTAGCACGTTGTAAAATTCCTTCTGCTAAAACACGTCCTCATATCCTTAAACATATCAATTCATTCATTCGTGCGGGCAGAATTCCGCGTCCTCAGGAAATGTATGACTCACTAGATGCTAAATATAAGTGTGAAGTTAATGTTACTACTTTCAAAGTGTGGTATATGCTCTTCCAACTGAAAGAACGTTTACTTGAAAACATCAAAGTTACTGGAAGCGTTTCATGCTACATAGATGGTGAACCTACGGAACACGAAGGATTCGTCACTGTTGCTGAACATCCTGTGAAGATTGTAGACAGACTAACATTTAGTAAAGCAAACTTTAATCTCAAAAATAATTGGACGAATGAAAAACTTTAGTGCTTTTCTAGTTGAAGCCGAAAGATCATTTGCTGCTAAAACAGCACAGAAATTAAACCTTACACATGTGGGCTACGGAAAGTATGCCGACCAAAAGGGCAATGTAACTCACTTTAGTAAGGATGGTAAACTGTTACCTATTACAGATAAACAGAAGGAGGAACCTACACAGAATGGAGGAGAAGAAACTGGAGGAGGCGAGGGCAAGGTCGATCAAGGTAGCATATCTGTTACTTTTGGAAGATTTAATCCCCCGACTATTGGGCACCAGAGGCTCATTGATAGAGTAGCAAGGGAAGCAAAGTCATCTGGTGGAGAGTATAGAATTTACCCATCAAGGACAGAGGATGCTAAGAAGAATCCCCTTGATGCTGGTACTAAAATTAAGTTTATGAAGTTGTCATATCCAGATCATGCTAACGCAATAGTTGATAACGGTGAGATGCGTACGATCTTTGATGTTCTTACTGCTCTAGACCAAGACGGATATAGTGAAGTTAACTTGGTAGTTGGTGGTGATAGAGTTAGCGAATTTAATTCATTAGCATCCAAGTATAATGGTGACTTATATACATTTGAAAATATTAAAGTAACTTCAGCAGGTGGTAGAGATCCTGATGCTGAAGGTGTAGAAGGTATGTCTGCATCCAAGATGCGTAAAGCAGCGATAGAAGATGATTCCGACACATTCAGTAAGGGTGTTTCTAAAGAATTATCAAAAAAAGATAAAGAAGCCCTATATCTTACATTGAGACAATCAATGAATGTTAAGGAGTCGTTTGACGATTTCGCTGAGGCATCCTATGATTTGTATGAGATTGCTCCTAAGTTAGATCCTCAAGGTCTAAGGGAAGCATATTTTGAAAACGATCTTTTCGCAGTAGGTACTTTCGTTGAAAACGTTAACACAGGGATCATTTCTAAGGTTGTTAGTAGGGGTAGCAATTACGTCATCTCTATTGATGAGTCTGATAATAT